GTTGAAGAAAAGGCCATAGTCGCTGGTAAACAGCGATCGTGGACCTCTACTTCAGCATATTGGGATCGCAGCCACAGTAACGATTGGATCGAGATCATTGACCGTCATGGTCTTGGTCTCGATCTCCAAGTCGATATTGCGGTTTATCAGCTTCTTCAATCGCAGAAAGCGGCTCCCATCAAGTGGGAGCCGCTGCTCTGCGACCTTGGAGCTGAGCGGGAGATCCTTCGAGCTGTGAAGCCCTAGAGGATTTCCAGTACGGAGTTACCCACCTTAATTGGTGAGGGAGTCTTCGTGGCCTTGAGGGCCCGCACTAAGTGCGCCCCGGTGTAACACCGGAGGGTATGTCACTACCCGGATCGTTAGTAATAGCGTCCGAACAGGATACCGTACCACAACCTAGAGGAAAGAATGCCAACCCCTGACCGAAACGTAAACATAACGGGTGTTTTCACCTATACCAGCACGAATCAACGTACTGGCGCTGTGTCTACGGGAACGTTAGGGACGTATTCAATCTTTAAGGACGTGGAGACTACGGTTTCAGTACGTACTCCGAACTTCCGGAAGCTTAAACCGTTTCAGCTTCCCAACAATGGTTATCATCACTATCGGATGAAGGTCTCTGACCCGAGGTCGTCTTTTACGACCTTTAGTCAGAGCCTCGCCGGCGGTGATGTAACCCGTTGGGATTATAGCATGAACGCTAAAGCTTTCGGTTGTAACGAGAACGTACCAGCGAGCGACGCAGCTGATGACCCAACCCAAAGGGCCATCGGAAAGATCCTCGAGGACATTAGGACGGGTAAGTCAAACTTAGCCGTCACAATGGCCGAGATGGATAAGACTGCGAAGATGGTTGTACAATCGGCAACCAGAATCTTCAAGGCCGTAAGGAACTTGAAGAATGCTCGCTTCGGAGACTTCGCCAGAGACTTGGGTGTTACGACCACGTCTCGCCAAAGTAAGAATTTCTATACCGCTCTCGGAAAGGCCGTTCGTAGTGATACGAAGGACCAGACCTGGAAGTGGAAAAAGAAGGTTCGAACTTCGGCAGAAACTGCAGAGAGCCGCACAAGCAGCTTTCTGGCAGATACCTGGCTTGAATTCTCCTACGGGTGGAAACCACTACTTTCGGATGTTTACGCATTGGCGCAGTCAACTGCTGCCTTAATGGTAGACTACCAGTATGTGGTGCGGTCAGCTCGCGGCAAGGCCAAGACTGAGGGATTCTTTAGGAACAAGTGGAGACCTGATGGAAATCAGGTTTTCTACGAGACCTATACAGAAGACCGAATCTGGGCCGATGTCGAGGTGCTTTTCCGCATTCCTCCCGGTGGTATAAGTATCTCAGACGCCTTCGGCTTGAGTAATCCTGCCGAAGTCGCTTGGGAGCTTGTACCTTTCTCCTTTGTCGCCGATTGGTTCTTGCCAATCGGCGACTACATCCGAAACCTACAGGGCTATAACGGTCTCGTCTTTGCTGGAGGGTTTCAATCCTTCAAGCATGAGAGAACGTATAAGACCAAGGTTTACGGTGCTGGGGAGAGTACGATAGGGGGGACTCGATGGTTCGGGCAATCCGGAGGTGGTGAGCTTGTGAAGTTCGAATACGACCAAGGTCGATCCGCGCTTACCAGCTTCCCACCATGGGGTACGCCGAAATTCAAAGATCCCCGCAGCTTCGCACATGCGGTCTCCGCCGTATCGTTGCTGCAAACCCTGTTTCTCAGGAGGGGAAACAGGTAACCTGCACGAATGTCTCGTGTGGGAACTTTCTCTAAGAGGAGTTCGTAATGGCCCAACGTGGCAACATTACGCTTACCGATGCGGCGACTACGCCCGTCAACCGCGTGTACTATCCCACTAAGTCCCCGTCTCCTGACGTTCTCGGTTGGCAAGATCGGACTCAGTCCGTTTATGCCGGCCAAAATCGTCTGACGGTGACCCAACGGGTAGCTACGCGTCAAACCAAGGCACATAAAGTGTCTTGGAAGCTCGAGACTCCCATCCTCGAGCAGACATCCGCGAGCACGGCTACCGGCATCCAGCCGGCACCTACCGTGGCATATACCCCCGTCGGCTCGATCGAGCTGGTCCTTCCGGACCGTATGACTTTGCAGGAACGAAAGGACCTGCTGAGTCAAATGCGCGATCTTATCGATGAGGCTATCGTCACGTCGCAAGTCCACGATCTCGATTTCATCTTCTAATTCGGCGAGCTGAATTGGTCGATGCGATCAGAGAGTGCTTCGCAACATCCTGTCACGTCCCCTTGAGGGGCGCGGCTGGCTGTTACAACCTTAATGGATAACCTAAAAGGAATACATGCATAAGCATGCATTAGCACAGTGTCTTGCACCTGTGTCTCGTGAAACGTCCGAAAGGACGCTGATGTCTGTTGCCTCGTATCTTTATGAAGCAGTCGACACTCCGAGGTCACTAGCCGCGCACCTCCTTTTGAAATATAAAGAGTATGCGCAACTGGTTAATCTCGACGTTGACCCTGGCAATTATCTCGAAGCCTCAAGCTTTGCAGATGATTACCTTGTTTCGAAATTCCTTTCTAAATATCCGGATTTCTCTCACGAGGATCTGGATCCTAAAGAAAGGGCAATCGAATCGTTCTTCAAGTACGAGGACGCCTGCAAGGCGACGAATCGGAAAATCGTAGAACTCTGTGAGGACCCTTCCAAAAGGGACCCGACGATGTGGGGCATTTTGCTCCTCGCACGCCGTAAAATTGCACAGGTTCTAGGAAAGCCCGACTTAGACGCCATAGCAAGCGGTTTTGGATGGGGACCCGGGGCGACTACGTCGTCAACGGGATCTCACACCTCAGCATACATCAAGTTCTCCAAGAGACTTGATGTCACGAGTAACGCTCTCATGATGGGGTGGTGCTGTGTGAACAGCATACCCTCCTGGGTAAACTGTCAGTTACAAACTGACAGTTTCCCCGGTGTTAGTGCAATGGTTTTACCCACTGCATTCAACACTGTACGAGGAAATGAGATCGTATTCGTGCCCAAGAATGCGAAGACCCACCGTGTTATCGCGAAAGAACCTCATGTGAATTCATTTTTACAGAAGGGTTTCGGGCGTATGATTCGGAAACGTCTCCGCATGGTCGCTGGCGTCGATCTTAAGGATCAGACGCGTAATCAGCGACTAGCAAAGGAAGGCTCCGAAACAGGACGCCTTGCAACCATTGATCTAAGTGGGGCGAGCGATACCATCTCGACTGAGTTGGTACGCTTTCTCCTCCCAAAGCAGTGGTTCTCCTTGCTTGACCAAATAAGAAGTAAGTCCGGTTACCTTCGTGAGAAGGGATACTGGGTTCACTACCACAAATTCTCCTCAATGGGGAATGCGTGTACTTTCGAACTTGAAAGTCTTATCTTTTGGGCTCTCTGTAAAGCGAGTCTAGAAGTTCAAGGTCAAGAGCAAACTCTTAGCGTCTATGGAGATGATTTAATCATTCCCACTGTTCACTACGAGTTTGTAGCTAAAGTAATCGATTACGTCGGGTTCACAGTAAATCAGGATAAGAGTTTTCACTCTGGTCCTTTCCGTGAATCCTGCGGGAAAGATTACTTCCTTGGTCGCGATGTCCGGCCTATCTTTCTTAAAGAAAGTATCGCAAACGCTGAATCCCTAATCAAAGTTGCCAACTCTGTGAGGAGATACGCTCATTCCCGGCTTTACGGCTGGGGATGTGATGTACGCTTCCATAAGACTTGGCTGAAATGCATCTCGCTGTTACCGAAGTCCTTGAGGTCCTTACGGATCCCAGATGGCTTTGGCGACGTCGGGATAGTTTCTAACTTTGATGAAGCAACCCCATATCTAGCCCGCCCCAAAAGGGATGAGGCTGGATGGCAAGGTTACTTCTTTAAGGGCCTATCACGCGTTCCTGTTAAACAGGAAATGCGAGACAGACACGCAGGTTATGCTGCAACTCTGTACGGCCAAGACTCAAGCTCTCAACAGCCGACGGTCTGGTATGATGAGGATCTCGATTTGATCTTCGAGCGTCGAGTAATTCGGCGTCTTAGAGGTTATCAAGTCCTGATTCATATCAATCAGTCAACTGTTGGCCGCGAGCGAGAGCCCCTTCTTGGATCTCACGATCTGAGAAAACGGACATACCCTCGGGTAGTACGAATGCACACTTTTGGATGGTGTGAACTCGGGCCATGGTCATAACAACCGGGTAAAACCGGCGCCATACCATGGCTCTCTGGCGTAAGCCAGAGTTTCGTGACCTTAAATCACG